CTCCGGTTGTTCAATCAGCTCGGTGGCATCATTCAGGCGTTGATTGTGTTTAAGGGTACGTCAAACATCTATCAGATCACGGGCGATCTGGCGTTTGCGTCCGCGAGCAACCCGCAGCCTGCGGTCAACGCCATGAATTTTGCGACCGGCACGATGGCCCCGCTGTCGTTGTGCTCGACCCCGCGCGGGCTCGCGTTCGTCGCGCCCGACGGGCTGCGCATCATCGATTTCAGCGCCAACGTCTCAGACCCGATCGGCTACGACGGGCAAGGTGTCTCTGCGCCTTTTATCTTTTCCGGCACGCCGTCACGCATGTGCGCCGCCTGCAACGGTAACGTCATCCGTATCAGCACACAAAATATACTGCTGCCGACCGGCGGATATCAGGAGTATTGGTACGACATCGAGCGTAAAGTCTGGAGCGGTCCGCACACATTCCCGGCCTCGGTGATCCAGCCTTACGGCAACACGTTCATTATGGCCGGGCAGGGGGTGCTCGGACAGTTATGGCGCAGCGACGTCGTGCAAAGTCCCAGCAGCTCTTTCGTTGAAGGCGGCAATCCGCTTTCGTACAGCTATACGACGGCTTTCCTGCCCGATACCGACAAATTGGGCAACATTCACGTCTCGCAGTCGCTGCTCACTTGCGCGCTGGCAGCGACGGTTGCCCCTGTGCAGATTAACGCCATCGATCAGAACGGCACCGTGATCGATACGGTGACGCTCACCGGGACCGGAGGAGCAGCCAATTGGGGGCAATTCACCTGGGGGCAGGCGGCCTGGGGCGTGAGCACCAACGCGCTCAACCCGCGCAAGCTGCCCTGGCATTTTCCCTTGGTGTTCGCGCGTGCGCAGTTTAGTGTGACCGGGCAATCTGCATCGCCGGTACGCTTGGGCGCGTTTCAGTTCCGCTACAAGCAGCTTCGCTACCTGACCGATATTGGTGCAGCCGCATGATGAAGACCTTCTTTGCCGCGTTAGTGTTCTACATCGTGTTCTGCACGCAGTTGCTTGCAGGCGTGCCGTGCACGCCGCTGCCGTTCAATCTGCAGAACGGGCAGGTGGCGGACGCCACGCAGGTGATGGCGAATTACAATTTCATCATCTCGTGCTTGGCGAACGCGGCAGCGGCAGGCGCAAACAGCGACATCACCTCGCTCGGCGGGCTCACCTCGCCGATCTCGCCTGCACAAGGCGGCACCTCGACCTTCGTCGCGTCGGCACCGTCGACCGGCACGGCCAATAATCAGGCGGTGACAGCGACGCTGCCGACCTACGTGCAGACACCGCTCACCGCGGTCGTGTTCATCGCGGGGTTCACCAATACCGGGCCGATGACGACGCCGAGCGGCGGGTTAACAGTGGGCTCGACCCCGCAGCTCACGGTCGTGCGGCGCACGACTGACGGGCTGCAGCCGCTGGCAGGCGGCGAGATCATCGCCGGCACAGTCACCGCAGTCGTCTACGACGGCACGCGCTATCAGCTTGTGAGCAACATCAGTCCGTTTCCGATCGGCACCGTGCAGGACACGATCGCGACCGTCGCCGACAACGGCTTCCTGCTGCTCAACGGGACTTGCGCCTCGACGCAGACCTTCTCGAGCCTGTGGACGAAGCTCGGCTCGCCGGGTCAGGGCTCCTGCGGGACCAACCAGTGGCCTCTCCCTGACGGGAGGGGCAAGGTCATCGCGATGCTCGACAGCGGGACCAGCAACCAGCTTAATCTCGTCTGCAGCTCGACCCTGCTCGGTACAGTGTGTGGCGGTCAGCAGGGTACGCTAACGACCGCCAACCTGCCCAACATCACGCCAAGCTTGTCGACGATCGTGACCATGAACCCGCATTCGCACACCTACACGCAACCCGGCGCACCAGCGGGCATGACCTATTTGGCGGGCGGCACGACCACTCCACTCCCTGCCAACACCGTGCAAGTTGTTACTGCGGGCACCGCGACCAGCTCGGTGACTGACACGCCTGCGTCGGTGACCACGAGCTGGAGCACCTCGCTCAATGGCGGCGTGACGCAGACGCCTTTCAATACCGTGCAGCCAACACTCATGCTAAACAAGCAGATCAAATACTAGGAGGTGTCTCATGGACTACAAAGCGACGCGCAACCACTCGCCTTCCGGTCACGCCAACCGGCCGGACACGAGCATCCACCAGAAGGGCATGCACAACAAGGCCCCCTCGGCGGTCGAGCCGCACCCCAAGGGACCGAGCGTGAACGTCGGCGACCGGCCTAATCCCGGCTACGTGCCTAATGTCGGTGCGGGCCCCGGACCTAGGGTGGCATGAGCTTCTTTAGCAATCTCTTCAATCCGCCTGCGGCAAACATCCCGTTGCCGCAGTACGTGAGCCCGACTGCGTTCGGGGCGACGTTCCCGACGCAGACGACGCAGGCTCCGACCGGCGCGATCGACCCCAATGCGGTCGGCGGGCAGTACTACAGCGGGGTTGGCAACCTCGGCGGCTACAACACCTACGGCAGCCTGCTGCCGCAGGCGATGGGCATCGGGCAGGGGATGGTCAACGACCCCTCTGCCTTCCAGTACCTGCAAGGCGCGATGACCGGGTCCGGGCTCGGCACCGCAGCGGCGCTCGGGCAGTACGGTGCCGGTGCAAACCTTTACGGTCTCGGCGGCCCGACCATTGCGACCGCGTTCGACCCGCAGAACGCGCTCTACAACCAGACCCTCGGGCAGACCCTCGGCCAGCAGATGGGCTCGCTATACGGTGCGGGCCTGGGCACGACCCCGCTCGGGCAGTCGATCCTCGGCAATACGCTCGGTAATTTCAACATCAACTGGCAAAACGCGCAGCAGGGTCGCCAGCTTGCGGGCCTGCAGGCGCTCAGCCAGCTCTACCCGACCGCGGCCAATCTGCAGGGAACGGCTGCGCCGCTGTTCATGCAAAGCGCAGGCATGCCGTGGCAGGCGGGGCAGACTGTTGGCGGCGCCAACCTTAACACGCTCGGCTCGCTTGGCGGGTTTGGCCAGCAAGCCTCGGTCCTCCCATCCCAGCAGCTACAGGACTACATGGCCCTGATGGGCTGGGGCACCGGAGCGCAGCAGCAGGCGTTCAATCAAAATCAGCTCGCGAATTTTACCGACCCGTCACTGATGGCGGCGGGCGTCAATCAATTCAATCAGTCGCTGTTTCAGGACCAGCTCGCGCAGGCGCAGGCGGCGAGCGCCGAGCAGACGGCGGCCTTTGGAGGTCTCGGCAAGCTCGCAGGTGGCATCGGCGGTTTTGCGCTCGGCGGCCCGGCAGGCGCGATGATTGGGTCAAGCTTGTTTGGCGGCGGCGGCTCGCCGACTGGTGGCGGCAATATGTTTGCCAGCGCGCCAGCGAATTTTTACCAACCGTTCGGCGGCCTGTTATCAGGTGGCGGCGGCACGAGCAGCATCTTCGGACAGCAGTACGGCGGCGACGTCGGCAACCCGCTCATGCCGCGGATGGTCGGCGAGGAGGGCCCCGAGATGTTCGTCCCGCAGCAGAGCGGGACCATCATTCCCAACCCGCAGACGCAGGCGCGCATGGGCGGCGGCTTTGGCTCGCCCGGTGCGCAGGGCATGCAGATGGCCGGCGGCGGCGATGGCATCTGGGGCCCGTTCGGGCAGCCGAATATCCCGCCTGAGAGCGGGATGGGCGGGCTCGGCGGCATCGGCACCTTCAAGCCGCAATTCGGCCGCGGCTGGCAGTACGGGGGAGCAGGCTAGATGTTCTTCCCGCTCGGCGCGCTCGGTGCCTTCGGTGGGCAATTCTTTCCCGGTATGGAAAGCGGGATGGACGTGTCGGGCAAGCTTGCTGCGCTCGGCGGGCAGGACGCGTTCATGAAGGCGCTGCAGCAGGCACAGCTTGGCGGCGCTGAGAACCTCACGCCGCAGGGTGGGTTCACGCCCGATCCCGGTGTGTCGAGCGAGCGTTCACAGATGCCGACGCCACAAGCGCCGATGGCGCCGATGCAGCCGGGCATGGCGCCGCCGCAAGGCGGCTTTGCTGGGAGCATCCCCGGTGCGCAGGCACCGCCTCAACAACCGGGCGGCGCGCAGCCTCCTGGCGTGCCGCCGATGCAGCGCACGGCGTCGGCTGACCCCAGCGGCGGCATG